GCTACAACAGAACCAGCACCAGTGAAATTACTATTAGTAACTTCTAAGGAAGAGGTATCTTGATATCCAGCAACAATTGTAGAAGTATTTACTTTTGGTCTAAAGTCAATAACATTTTTGAGTTCTACATTTCCTAGAGTAGAGGAGTTGAATGTTGGTATTTCGTCTTCAGTAACACCTGCCTCATGGAGGTAACTATCGATAGTTACAAAGTCTCCTTGAGAATGTTCGAAGTAATCAAACGCAATTACTAACTGACCGACAGTTGGATCAAATCCTGGTTTTAGAACAATTCTAGAAACATCATAGATTGTATCCCTTTGACCATTATCAAATGTAAATCTATTAGTTACATCTGTACCAGAAACCAAATTACCTGCGCTGTCGATTTCGGGTGGTTGTGTACTAGTTCCTTCATAAACATAACGTAGTTTATATGCGTCAGAGAACGATAAAGTTTCTACAACATCACTATCATAGTCAGTTCCCCTGAAAGGAATAACTCTATCACCAGCAGAATCTACAACAATACGTTTATTCTCAATGGAAGTTTTGAGTCTTGGTTTTGCATTTGAAACTTCCAATGTTGCGGTGAGTTTCAACTCAGGAGCAACATAATTTGCTTCACCAGCAAAATTAGTATTAAAGTATGAAGTTGGTAGTTGGAATGTAATGCTACCAGAGGTCAATCCACTTGCTGTATCAGTTGCCGAAGTAACTTCTACATTGTCAGCATCAATATAAACAATATCACCATCTTCAACTAAATCAGCACTGTTCTTATTCAAGACAGTAACAATATAGTTCTTTTCATTAAATGATGTAAATCTTTGTGTACCAAATGGCAACTGAGCAGCAAATGAGATGATACCGCCACCAGTAGAACCAGCAGTAACAAAGTCTCTTCTGAAGAAATACTTGATCTTAGTATCATCAGATCCAGCAGAGATTTTTTGTACTTGCTTACTTCCTGTTGGGAAAAGAAGAGTTCCAGAATTTGGATTCTTAATTCTTGGACGGAGGAGAACAACACTGGTGCTAGTTACATCATCATATAGAGTTTCATCAATGTAAATTCTTGTCTTGGCAGATCCTTTTTGGATAGTAGCATATTGAACAATTGCTCTGATAACATTGTTAGAAGCATCCGAGAACTGAATCAAATCGCCCTGTTGTACAATGCTGCTAGCATCTGCACTGAAACTTGTAGACTCAAGGAATTTGGTTCCCTTTGATCCGAAGAACGTAAAATCTGTTACTGATGTAACATTAGCAAAGTCTCTATCATCTACAACAGAGTCAGCAGTAAACTGATTGACATTGCCAGATCCATATGATGATCCAAATGATTTTACATTTTGTGGAGTGTATGTCGTTACTGTATTTCTATTCAATACAGGAACGATTACTGCGTTAGTTGTTGGAACATTGTCACCAGAATTGATTGTTACTACAGGTGGTTTCGAATATTCTCCAGCAAAAGAAACTCTGTCAACAATATCAACTCTGTAAATACCCTGACCATTAAATGACAATTCAACTTGAGATTGATCATAACCAACACCATCAACTACAATTGTAGATGTGGATGGATAACCCAATCCTCTTTCCTGAACAATAAAGTGAGAAATTGTGTTTTCTTTAGCAATTTTCACTAGATTTCCTGCTTCATCCCTGACTGTCTCACCAGGAACAAACTTTCCAGAAAGGGTTTTAACAAATAGGATTTTTCCAGTAGAATAAACCCCGTTTGGAGCTCCTTCTACTACACCATAAGCACCACTTGTCAAACCATAAACATATTCACCAACACCATATGAATTTGTTGGTACTACATTTTCTAATACAATTCTAGTAAAGAACTGTGGATCAAAGTATGATAATGCAAACTTAGCATTGTAAGCATCGCCACCCTGTGAAAGAGTTCCTTTTGAGATTACGATATCAGAATCTGGATTGAATCCCTCTCCTCTCTCTTCTAAGTAGAAATTACTTGGTTTTGCTGTACCAACAACAGGAGTAATAGTTTCACTGTAGTCGATTACATTAGCAAAAATTGTAGATGCTAAATTTTCTTTTTCGTCACCAATAGCATCGTTCTCTGTCAAGAAGACTTTTCTATTTTTACCTTGAGAACTTTCATCATACTCTTTAAAAATATTCTCTAGATCACTCTTAGTTCCAGCAACTGTCACTTCTAGGTATCTAGATTCTTCTGTAGTTCCTGGGTTTTTAAGTGGTTTGAATACTTTGGAATAAGAAAGTACATCTACATATGAGACAATGTTAGTGCCTGCTCTGGTCTTGACATACCATAACTTGCTAAAAGTATTTTCTAAATCACTTGGAATAATACTTGTAATAGGAATATTGACATCAACAATTTCAAGTGTTACTGTTTTGATTCCAATGTTAGAATCAAAAAACTTACCTCTTCTGTCAATAGTTTGACGATAATTTGAGTCTAGTTCTGTGCCACCAAAACCAACATAACCGTCATTAAAAAGAGTTGACAAGTATACAGTTGGGTAAGCAGTAAGTTGCGATCCCTCTTTGTTTAGAGGAACACTGCCATATACATTACTAATAGTATATGTTGGCAGACCCTTTGTCTTAAGAGTTACATTGTCACTACTGAGACTTTCTCTTGCTTTGTTAATTTCGAGATACTTAGTCTCTTTGTTGACAATTTCATATCCTCTAATATATGCCTTGCCAGGACCAATGCTAGCAATCATTTTTCTGCTAGCTTCAGTAGCACTCAATCCATTAAACAGATCAAATTCATCAGCAGCATATAGACCTCTATTGCCGTCTTTCTGAGCATACTCTCTAATATCAATAGAGAAATCTTGTACTACATAGTCACCACTCTCATCAAATGTTCTTCTAGCAAGAGTTTGCTCTAGAACACTGTAGTCAGCAGGCGACACTTTTCTTTGTACAACTCCTCTATTAACAGTTAGGAGTTGAATAAAATTCTTATCGGTAATTGCATCTAGAGCAAACTCTTTGAGTTCTAGGCTAATCTTTAGTCTATGTGCTCCAGGTGCTGTGTAGTTAGAAGAACCAATAGCATTATCATATAGTGATGAGTCTTCTTCTGGTGTAATTACTTCTTCTTTAATTGTAAATCCAACTTTTGCGGAAGGTTTGTTGTAATATTCGTCAATAACGAGGAGTTGCTCTTCATTACGCACAAAATAACCATTGACAAAATAGATACCTTCTTCTACTTTAACAGCAGAAGCATATCCCATAGCAGGACTTTCCAGAGAAGCTACATCTCCAGTGTCTGGATTTGTTACATTGATACTTGTGGGTAGGACACTTCCATCAGTACCAACCACCATCAATGGAGTATTAACACCATCAATAACTTCTAGAGTTTCACCTTGACGGAAAGTAGATTCTGCGTTAGAATTGCCACTGTTCTGATAAGATACGTACAAAGTGTCAGAAGATGCTTCTGTTGCTAGATTTGCAGAAAGAACATTTCCAATAACACCAGAAGTCAAACCACGCAGTTGAAGACCAATTAACTGAGTAATATCATACTTCTTATATACAATGTCATCTCCCTCAGAAATAGCAACTTCTGATACTGAGGATAACTTGACGTAATCTAATTTTGTGTTGAGACCAACTTCTCCAGGGATGACTAATTCTCCCTGCTTAAAAGCATACTTACCAAAACTTTCAACCTGATTCTGTAGAATAGATTGAAGTTGCGTTAATTCTCTGCCTTGGATTGAGTAACCAGGACGGAAAAGAATCTTGTAAAAATTCTTGCTCGCGTCAAAGTCCTCGTAATAAGGATTTACATTAAGGTTGGTCTTCTGTGGCATTGTACTCCGCCAATACACTATCTAGTCTCTAGTATTTAGTAGAGATAAAAAAAATCCCCCCATTGCTGGAGGGATTGATTTATGTACTTTAAATCAGAATTCGATGACAAGTTTGATGTCTTCAATCTGGTCAGGAGCACGAGTGATGAGACGACGGTTCTCAATGTAGATAACGTCACCAGAGTTATTTTCGATTTCTGGTGCTGCTAAACCAGAAGCGAATGTAGAACCGAGGAGAGTGTTAGAGTAACCAGTGTCAACGTTACCAGCAGCAGCAGACTGACCACCAGAGATTGCGTTAGCAGCATTGCTTTCAAATGCTCTTACAACACCCTGATCAGTGTGAGCGTCGTTGGTTTGGAGATACTTAAGAACACCAGCAGTAGTTGAACCGCTATCCAGAGTCCATGAAACAACAGTTCCTCTTGCTGTACCACCAGTTACGGTTTGGGAGATCTCTTCGTCAGGAATGTAGTCAGCAGATGCTCCAGTAATCTTAACTGCTTTTAGACCAGAAAGAGTATCACCTGTTGCGAAAGTTGTGGTTCCCCAGTTGAATGGATCCTTAATAATACCGATACGACGGAAGTCGTTATCAACAGGGAAGTCACCAGAACCTTCAGCATAGGTTAGGCGAATGTTGGTCATTACGCGCTTACCGTTAAGTTCTGTTTCATGATCAGAACCATGACCACCTTGTGGAGGTAGGATAACTTCGATAGCACCAGTAGCTCCAGCAGGAGTTGCTACAGCAGATGTTAGTGCTTGATCTGAGTAGAGGTTGCCATTTCCTAGGAGGACGTTAGCATAAGTGTAACCAGATCCACGAACTGCTACAGAAGCAGAGGTGATGGTTCCAGAACCATCAGTTGCGAATTGTACAACACCACCAGTTCCATCACCCTTGATTCCAGTATAAAGGGTT